CCGAGGTTCTGTTTGATGAGTTCATCAGCAAGTTTGCGAACTTCGCCAACCTCTTGAGCCTGCTTACCAATCAACTTTTCAGCCTCTTGGTGCATCCTTACGATGTCTTCTAGGGACTTACCCCGATATTTCTCGGGAATCTCTGAAGTTGCTGGCTCAACAGACTTTTCTAGGGTCTGTTCTTCAATCTTGATTTCCTCACCCAACTTCTCGTCTTCATTGTCAACTAGCATGGTTTTTTCCTTTTCCTGCCGTTACGGTTCTAGGAGATATGAACTCGACAACACCTTGTTTATGAGTTCGCTTTTTGCTCCGCAGCCAACTTTTCACGATGTATGCGGTCAAACTTGTTAGCCGCACCTGGGAAACTCCCAGACCACCCTTCCAACTTGATTGCTGGAGCACTTAGTTTGCGTACTGCGGAGTTACCGCAGGCATTACACTGGACATCGACTGTCTCATAACCAGTCAGTTTCTCAGTGACATGGTGGCATTCACCACACACAAATTCATACATTCTTTTCATTCAGTTCCTCATAAGCTCGTTCGCTGACCTCTTTCAAGGTTTTCAGCCAAGTCAAGATAGACAATTCGCCTTTCTTGTACATGAGGTCTTTCTCATCCTGAACTACGGATATATTATTCAAAGCGTTTACCATGTTGTCAATATCCTCAAGTAAATCCCTCCATCCTTGAGTCGCCATCATGGAAAAACGATCTTCGTAATACTTTTGTAGTTCAGGGGTCATTTTTCTTCCATTTAAGGCTTAACAGGCCAAGAAACAGACCAAGGGAATCCATCTTGAGTCGTCACATCACGCAAGGCTTGACGATAAGTAGCCCAAGCTGTTTTATCAACAGGCGCATCAGCAAGTTGCGTCCAATCACACTCAGATAAGCGATTAGTGCGGTCATCACGAACAGATTTAGCTTGATCTGCGTCTTTTTGAGCCTTATATTCTGCTTCTTGCTCTGCCGCAGTCTTAGCGGGTTGGTCATCAGTAGCAGGGCGATCAGTGAAGATCGGGCCAAGCACATACTTGGTGTACCACTTGCCATCAATTTGCTCAACGCCTTGACGCTGACTATATTGGTAGACAGTTCCACCAGAGGCTTGTGGCCCTTCAAAGACCACATCACCACCAAAGTCGTTAATGATTTGCTCTGTCAGTTGGACAGGGAATCCCGTGTTAGGGAACATGGCACGAAACTCACCTTCGGTGACTACTGCGCCTGATTGTCTGATTCTGATTTCCATGATGCTTCCTTACGCTATCGCCAAGAAAATGAATGTCCCACCGTTGGCGTTGATTGCCGCAGGTGCTGTGCTACTGATTTCAAAACCAGCAGAGTAGGTGTCGATATAGTCGGTGTTGGTGACTTCTGCGGCAGTGCTGTTCAGGAGCAAATAGGGGTCGTTACCAGCAACAATGCCACGGGCAGAGTCCCAAACATACCAATCGCCTGTGCTGTCGGTGCGCTTGATAAGTACGAACCTTGCGCCACCTGTGAACCCGCAGTCAATTTGTTTGGTAGTGCCTGTACCTGTGTATGAACCAACTTTGCTCACACCTGCACAAGTAGCAAACAGATAAGCAACATAAGTAATACTTGAGCCGTTAGTTGCGTTATTTGTTCCAACAGAAAACACCGATGATGTTGGCGATGTGTTATTCCACATTCCAGCGCCAAAGTTACTAGCGCTAAAATCAGTATTTAGGTACATTACATACGAATTACCAACTGCTGCTGAGTAAACCGCCCAGTCATAAGTGGAAGATCTGGATTTGCAGATAATAAGTTCTGGTGTTACGCCTAAGTTATGAGTCACCGTAGTGGCAGAACCTGTCCCTGTGTAGCAGACCACATCCATAAAGGAAGGGGCACGCTTAAAAGTTTGGCTTACATAATTCGTTCCGCTGTTGTTGGTATAACTTGCGTTTGAACCGTTACTCCAACCAATCTGTTGATCAAGATTGAAATATGTATTTCCCCAGCCTGTTACTTCTGCATTTGTATTTGATGTAGCGAGAGATACATCTTCTCCTCGCAACCTATCAAACATATATTGGGCGTAAGAAGTCCATCCAGCAGAGTTCGCAGTTCTATCCATCAACATAACAAGATCAGCCGTCAACGAACTTCCAATGGTTCTGTTTGCCGCTCCATTGCCAGAAAAAGCAGTGCCCTCATAAACACTCGTCCCACTCGTAGGCGTTTTCATCGGCCCACGGCGAATGGCGATGTAGATGTAGGTCTGTGCATCAACACCTGTGTCTGTTGTAAACCCTGTTGAGGTTAGTTGAACAAAAGAGTTATTTTGCTCTATGCTTGTCGAGTTGGGGCGCAATTGAGGAGAAGTGGTTGAAGCACCAGACGCAAGAAAACCCCTCATGTTGTCTACAATGCGCCAGTCTCCTGTGCTGTTTGAAATCTTGTAAAGCAGAAACTGAGGCTCGTACCCAAGATTTACTGTTGCATTGTTTGGCGAAGTTCCGCTAGTCGTAAACGACCCACACGAAATCACATTGTCTGAACCCGTCAGACCAAAGCCACCAGCGTTGTGGGCGAATATGTAAGCGACATAGGTTGCGCCAAGTGTGTTTACAGCAAGATTGTCACCAACAGTAAAAACTGTACTTGTTGGGTTTGTGTCATTCCAATATGTAGAAGGCGAAGGAATAGACGCCGCGTCAAGAGTGCTGTTCAATCGAAGAACTTGTGTTCCACCAAGGCTTCTATGATATACAGCCCAGTTGCTTGTTTGGCTTGTGCTTTTTATAAGTATGCAACCAGGCACTGAACCAAGGTTATGCGCTATGGTTCTTCCTACAACCTCGTTCCCCGTATAAGTCACAACATCAAAGAACTTAACCTGTTTCCGAAAAGTCCACTTCACATAGTTGTAGCCACTGGAGTTGAAGACTCCATTGCCGCCAAAGTTCAGCACAACATTGCCGTTGTTCTGCGTGATGTATGTGGACTTATCTCGGCCGACAGAAGATTCACTTGCTGTCGTGTTCGTTTCCAAACCACCGCTTCTTGCTGTGTCCCACAGGATGTGGTTTTCACCAGCAAGGTTGCGAACCTTGAACCAATCCAAAGCACCAAGCGTACGATCAATTCCATCAGTCAGCGTCTGACCGCTGTTGCTCCCAGCGTAGAGGAATGCGCTGAACACATCCTCAACATAATTAGCAGCAGAAGATGCTACTTGCGAAGTGTTAGAACTGAACATCAGTCACCTCACAGATAGTTCTGACCAGCATTTGAACCAAACCAATTTGTGCCATCAGCAGTAAACACATATTTATCTGCTTTAGAGGCTGTGGCAGTAATTGTAGGAGCAGTAGAACTAGGCCATTTCACAGCTGCAGGCCATGTAGCTGTACGAGAACCAGTAGCATCTTGCTTCAGAATTAGCGTAAAACTCTTTCCAGAAGTAGCCGTTGGAAAGGTAAATGTACAGTTGCCAGTCAGCGTCAAAATCTGTACCGTTCCGCTTGCCAAACTGATTGTGTATGCTGTGCTGGTATTGGCAGTTACAACGCCCTCTTTATAATCGCCTGCAAGATCAAGTTTTGCGCTAGGAGAGCCTGTCCCAATTCCCACATTCTGCGATGTATCAACAGTAATAGCAGTCGTTGTTCCATTGCTTTGCAAAGTCAACGCACCGTTGCTCGCCACTCCATTGCTGTTTAGAGAAATTTGAGCCATGATCTACTTTCCTTTATGGCGTTCCGTTAGAAACAATGTTTGTTGCAGATGTGATTATTCCAGTGGAGTCCATTGAAGCAATTGTAGTTCCGTTGTATTTAAACAGCAACTTAGTCCCACTTTGAACAATTGAAAAGTTCGTGGTTTCAACCGAACCCGCCGAACCAGTCGTGTTCTGGTTCAAAGTAGGGATGTCTGCCGCAACAATAGCCCTAAATGTAGGTACTCCAGATGCTCCATTAGGCGCTGCCAAGACATAGTTGGCAGTCTTAGAGGCGTAAGGATTCTGGGTATCGCCATAGCCACTAGCCAAGCTAATAGCAGGCGTTGTGCCACCACTAGAAGAAACAGGAGATGTTCCAGTTACGCTTGTAACTGTGCCATTACCCTTGTTATTAAATGTTGTCCAATCAGTACTGGAGAGAAGGCCACGAGCAGTGGCGCTGGCAGTAGGAAGATTAAGGGTAATTACTGGTGTTGTAGTTCCTGTTGCAACAGTGCTTGAAACATCACTTCCAGTTGTTCCAAGAGTCAAAGCCGCAACAGATGTTACAGTTCCATTCCCTTTTCCATTGAAAGTCGTCCAATCAGTAGAGGTCAAATAACCACTAACAGTAGAACTTGCCGCAGGCATACTGATGACTGGAGTTGTGCCTCCAGTAGATGCAACAGGAGAAGTTGCGCTTACTGATGTCACTCCAGTGTTTGCAACAGTGATGGAGCCAGCGCCATTGGTAACACTGATTCCAGTTCCAGCAGTCAGATTTGCCTTTTCCCACAAAGATGTGGTGGCGTTATAGATGATTGTTTGACCATTGCTCGGAGATTGTGCCGAGACATTATGAAGTTCGTCTAGTTCGTAGCCGTTTTGCACTCGAACATACAGACGACCATTGCCTGCATTTGCTCTTTCAACAACGCCAATATAGACCAAATGGTTTGGTGCGTAAGGCTTTGTAGCCGTGAGAGTACCAGCAGTTGCCCCAAGATATAGCGTATCTCCAGGCGAATATGCTGATAGATCAAGACCATCTTGAACGCCTTGGCACAATACCATGCCAGCTTGCCCAGCGGCTATGTTCTCAGCACAAATGCCTAGAGTCTTGGCAGAAGTTGCATCACTAGTGTTGTATGCTAATTTGACAGAAACACGATCTCCTTGAGCCGCATACATATATACGGGCTGACCTTTGTTGATCGTGACAGCCTCATCATTGGTCACATAGGCATACAGCGTCTGACCAACATCGGCGGATATATCTGTTGTCAATCCAACAGTCAGAGTTTTTTGGGTTGAATCCCAGTAGAGCCGTCCAGCCGCATTTGTGACTGTTGCCCCTGTATCAAACTGAACAAAATCAGGAGATGAAACACCGCCTGTTATGCCAGTCATTGAGGTGATATTGTCATTTGCACCAGCAATGGCCCAACTTTGGTCAATCTTCTGCCAAACAGAGCCATTGAAGATCAACCAATCGCCAACTTGCCAATCAGTGATTCCATTTAAGTTTGTGCTACCAGCCACAGAAACAACATAGTAATGACCATTTGTTCCAGTGCTAGATGCTAGTGTTGGCGTATTTGTCGATGCGTTCCATGTTCCCTCATACGACAAGCCACCAGAGATTGCATCAATCTGCTGTTGCAGAGATGTCAGCGTATCCAACACATACTGAGATGTGCCGCCACCATTTGTGATAACTTTGATGCGTTCTGCAAGGTCTAATGGAACAACCTCACCAGCATTGATCTCACGCCCATCAGAAAGCGTAATGACCAATGAGCCATCAAAGTCAATCCTTGCACCAGTAACAGACACGCCATCGTTACCATCTCGCCCAGGCGTACCAGCAGGGCCAGCAGGCCCAACAAGACCAACACCATCACGACCAGGACGACCATCTTTGCCATTTTTACCGTCCTTACCAGGGGCGCCATCTTTTAGAGAGGCAACTTTGGTAGAAATTTGACCATTCAGACCTTCAAACTTGGCAATCAAGTCTTCTTCGATCTTTCTGATGGCACGAACAACTAGTTTTGTGTGTTCAGTGAGGCTGTTGGCGGTCTGCCGAGCCTTCATTTTGGCAACATTTTGCTCAATTTGAGACATCAACTCTAGCCTGTCTTCGTAAGACAGGTCTTGAATACCCAGTTTGGATTCAAGGTCGCTGATGTTCATCACTTCAACTCCTCAACTAATTTTTTCAGGAAGTCGTCTTCCATTTTAGCCATCTTTTGGCTTTTCTCAGCCATCTGCATCTCAACAATCTTAGACTTGTTCTTGATGTCAGCTTCTTTGAGCATCAGTTCAGCAACCTTGGCTCTGCGATCAAACTCTTGTTGCGCTTGATCAGGACGACTTGGCAGATTTTGAGTCGTTGCCGCCAATGTTTTGGCTTGTATCTCAGCAGGTAGAAGCTGAGTTTCAACCATTGTCTGACTGGCTTCTGCACGATTGCGTTCTGCCTGAGTCGCATTGACCAAGGCTTGGGCTTGCAGAGCTTGCATCTCCAACATGGCACGCTGTTGAGCCATCTGCTGCACTTCAGGATTGGGCTGAGACATCTGATCAAGAGCAGCCATCAACTCATAGCGGTTAGACAGGCTGGAATTGTTCAAGATTCCCTTCAGAATCAATGGCAAAACAGGGGTGTTCGGGCCAAGAGTCTGCAACAGAGAAATGAACTGCTGTTGTTCGTACTCACGAGCAATGATGCCCAAGGTGGCAGTCGGAATGAATGTCATGTCCACAGTGGGATAACGCTCAGGGTCAAACTGCATATAGCGGTAAGTCGCCTTCTGGATGAACGGAATCAAGAAGTCTTCTTGGAAGTTCACCAAAGTGCGCTTGTACTTCTTGATGATAGAGGCAACAGCCATGCTGATACCGCCATTCCCAGCATCACGAGATACTTGGCTAACCATCCCCTGAGAATCCAGAGTACCAGTCGCTTGCAACAGCATCTTCTCAAACGCCTGAGCAGTCGTGATATTCCCAGAATCCGTGTTGCCGAACTTGAACGGGAACAGGATTTCGTTGGGGTTTCCGTTGGTCAGGATGGCCTTGCCAGGACGAACCTCAAACTTAGCACCACGGGGCAGTCGAGTGGCATCCATCGCCATCATTGGGCTGGTTGTCAGCGCCAAAGAGTCAAGGTGCGTGCGAACTTGGGCATCAATAGCCATTTGGCTGTTGTAAGCCTTCTCAACAGTACCACGACCAAGTAGTCGATTGGGAACAGTGTCGTCCTGATAGGCAATCACAGGACGGTCTTGCATCATGTAAGGATTCTTTTGAGCCTTGAGCAATATAGAATCATTGGCAATCACAACGATGGCTTCAACAAGGTCAGAATACTCGTCTTGAATGCTGTCTTCAGGGAACAGATCAACAACTTCTGCCTCATTGTTTTCCAGTTGTTCTAGATACTCACGGGGAACCAGACCATAGTAGGTGAGCAACTTCACCTTGTCGTCTTGGTACTGAGTCAGTTCTTGAGTGGGTTCCAGCCTATCGTCTAGTGAATCCAGCCCAAGTTCCACTTTGCGATAGATACCCTTTTCCTGACCCTCAACAACCTTGTGGATAGAAACATACTTTTCGATGGCAACACCCATGCACTCATCAATTGATGCTCCATTAGGGTCAAATAGGAAGTTCTTAGGGTTGATGGGATTGATTTTGACTGCAATGCGGTCTTTCTCAATCACGCCAATTGCGGCTTGTCCTGTCTGACCAGGGATTGGTTGCGTGGCAGGGACAAACTCTTTCTCAGTGGTGACGATGATCTCGCCAATGCCAGTGCCATATATTTCAGCCATCAACTCAATCTGGTCGATAGACTTGCGGATTTTGTCCCGCTTGAAGTCTTCCATCAGTTGAGCCTTGATCAAGCCAACATCTAACGGAGTTCCATTGACATCACGCACATCGTCTTGAATGTCAAAGAACTCACCCTGACCAAAGATGGCTTCCATGATCTCGGCATGGCGGGTTTCTACGGCTTGTTGGGTAGCGGGGGTGACTATACGGCTACGCTCAGACTCTCGGGTTTTGTCTTCAGCAGCCCATTCGCCTCGGAAGATACGCTCGTAACGCTCCCAAAGCGTCAAATAGTTGGTGTCTCGCCAGTCTCTCCAGCGGTCACAATGGTCAACAACAAAGCTGACTATCTCTTTGTCTGAGTCGCTAGGCTGGTCAAACTGGTTTTCTTCCATCACACCCCCGAAATTATGTCGACTGGCTCCCAATCGTCTTCGTTGTCGCCTTCAAAGTAGGTTGTGACATTCATCTGATCTATGTAAGAAAGTGCATCAGGTAAGTCATCATGCACCCCCTTTGATGGGAAAAGCAATAGTTGGTCTATAAACTCGTCCCAGTCTTCCTCAGAATTTAGCACAATTCTGCCATGTTCAAACCGCCCTTGCAATGCCCAAATTATCCTGTCTGCTTTTTTCTTATTTCCGTGAGTCAAATCGTGGATGTGGGCAAAACAGTTGTTTTTACGCATCATGTCTGACAAATAGGGCATTACAGCGTTTTTCAGTGCTCCACGCTCAATGCCCACTGCCAGTGGCCTGTATTCCCGAATGGCAATCAGAATCTTGGTAGCAGTCTCTTGGATGTCCCAGCGTCCGTGGACAATCTCTTTGACGAACCAAACGCCATCATCTGTGACTTTGACCACTGCTATGGCAGACTCATCTAGCTTGATTTTGGCGTTCGCAGCGGCTCTAGCCACTTCTTCAAAGCCAGCCAAGTCACAGGCTATGTAGTAACTGCCATATTGAGGCTCAACCCCGTATTTCAGCCATTCTTCTTTGAAAACATCGGCTCCAGCATTGTTGAAGCTCGCCTTGTATTCTTGGTTGAAGGCGAAGGTCGACATGGTTTTCTTGGCATTTTCGATCTCTTTTGGGTCGATCAGGGGGTTGTCAGCCGTGGTGAAGTGCCAAGACTTCCATTCTGGGTCTTCCTCTTCCAAGCCAAGTTTGTACATATCGTAGAACCAGTTTCTGCCCTTTGGCGTACCAATGAACAGTCCCCTGCCTTTTTTGTCTGACAGGGCGGCTCGAATGACTTGCTCCCAGGCTTCAGGCTTAATATCAGCCACTTCGTCCAAAACCACGAATGTCAGGCTCACACCACGAAGCGTATCGGGTCTATCAGCCCCACGGACATAGATTTTGGCCCCGTTGATCAGGGTGATGTCTTGGTTGTTCACATGGCTACCAGCAATGACTTCACGCCCGATTTCCAGCAACACATCCCAAATGATCTGACGAGCCTGTCCGTTAGTAGGAGCCACATACATCACTGCCGAGCCAGCAGGACAGCGCAGACCTTCAATGATCAGGCTAGTGGCGGCAAGGCGTGATTTACCACAACGGCGACCAGCGGCTACGACTTTGAAGCGGGTTTTGTCACCAAAGACAGTTTGCTGCCAAGGAAGTAACTTGAACTGTAAATCAGCCATTCTTATCCTCGACATCAATGATTTCAGACTCAGGCTCATCAGGTGAGCCTATGGATATGGGGTTATCCCCAATGCCTGTGATATTGATAGTCACGGCGCTTCTTTGGTTCTTTTCTTTCTCAAACATACTGACAGGCAGTGTTCTGTCCATCAGTAGTTTAATCATAGAGGCTTGGGCAGGGTGTTCATCATTCATAGCGATTTCAATCGCTTTATGGACGACATTTGTGCCAGCAGAGTTGAGGAGGATGTTTTTCAGGGCTTTGAGTCTTTGCCCTTCAGTGACTGGTAGTAAGTCTTGCTTCTGTTTAGACAAGTCTTTTACAGTCATCTGACCAATTGTTTTCTTAGGTCGACCACGACCTCTCTTGACGGAAACATCACTCATTCTTTTGCCCATAGAAGGAAGTTATGGAGTAGGGTAATCCCATTGACAAAAACTGTCAAGACGCTATTATGCAGTCGGGGCTATGACCCAGCCCTCCATGCTGTTGAGCCGACAAAGTGGGATAAACATGGCGAATCGGACGAGTCTCCAGTAGAGCAGTGGCAGTCGGGATGACACTCCACTTAACTTGAACAGGGCAATGTTGTTCGATCTGGTAATGTCTGACAAACAACCAGTAGCCTAGATAAACAAGAGGCTCTCTTCCAAAAGAAGAACTCACCTGTATATACGGGTTACAGTCTCACGCCTATACACTTCGTCCGACCTTCTTCTTGCTACCTAGTCGTCTCCCTTGTGTTTTCTAAGTTTGCTTTTTCAGAATCGGGGATGCTCCATCAATTTCTCCCACCACCCACCACCCCTCCCCCCCCTACCATGTCTCTCAAAAACAACACCAACCACGCTAGCCATGCAAGAGGGTTAATTAACCGACTGGTCGGTCGGGTAATAGGGAAAGCGGAAGCAGCTTCCAGGCGGTACTTACAAAAATCTACCCATATCAATATTGCATAGCTATTCAATCAATGCATAACCGATAGCATACATACCATGCAATACTTTACGATTAATTATGATTATGGGGTAATTGATATATGGGCTATCGGGTTAGGCTATCCGATAGAAAAATACAATTGGACTATCGTGTAATAGCAGCTAAGATAGCGGTACGGATTGATTGAATCCGGGCCATTTTAATAGGTGTCAACAATGGACAAAATCGATAAATTCACAATGACGGCATGCGCGATAGCTGCCGTATCTCTGGCTATCATACTAGCGGTATGGGGTTGATCATGGGCTGGACTACATTTTTTGCCCCTACGGATCAAAAAGCTAGCGATATCATCCGTAGAGAATTCACGCAACTAGCCACTACTGAAAACCCTAACGCCTACGGTTTCGAGTACATTAGCCAGCGCGGCAGCGCGGTATATTCCGTTATGTATCACGATAGCCCTAGCCAGCCTAGGCGCTATTTTGGTATGGTATTTTTGACTAGCCGTAAAACCGATAGCTATGGTTATAACTTTGGCTATAAGGATATCGGGGTTGAATGCGGCCCTAACGCATGCGACGCGCCCCTAAAAATGATCCAATTATTGGATACATTGTGCCCAGATGCTTACGGCACATATGGGCATGCATGGCGCGATCGCGTACTAGCTAAACATGCTAGCCGTAAAAAACCCGTAAAACCTAACGCCGGGGATCGCATATCCTATGCCGGGCATACCTACATTGTGACGGGTACGGCAGGACATAGGCGCGGATTGTATGTCCAGCTCGAGACTAGCCGTATGACATACCGCCTACCGGCACGCGCCATAACACGGGTAACAATTCTCTAATCAACAATCAATTTTTAATAGGTGTCAAAAATGCAAAAAGTTATCATGTTAAAACGCGACGCGTCAATGATCAATGGCGGGTTAACGCAAACCAGCAAAATGCCGTGTAAGAGCTATAGCCTACCTACGGAAGCATGCAACACTGGCTATCGCATGGCCAAAATACCCGGATCGATATGTAGTACATGCTATGCGGATAAGGGTTTTTACTCTATGTATGCTAACACTATCAAACCCGCGCAGTTTGCCCGGTTAGATAGCATTAATGACCCGTTATGGGTTGATTCTATGGTTACTAGCATAGGTAGCGATCCTTATTTTCGCTGGCACGATAGCGGAGATATCCAATCCCTATCGCACCTAGAGAAAATAGCGGAGATATGCCGTCGCACGCCTAATACCCGTCACTGGCTGCCTACCCGTGAATACGCTATCGTTAAATCCTATGTCGCTAAGCATGGATCAATCCCGGAAAACCTAACCGTACGGCTATCGGCTATGTATCCGGATCAACCCGTCAAAATCCCGGCTAGCCTAGTCAATGTACCGGGAATTACCGCTAGTAATGTGCATAGCAAAAAATCCCCTACGGGTGAAGCATGCCGCGCACCGGATCAAAACGGAGAATGCCGGGATTGTCGCGCATGCTGGACTAGTGCCGTCATATCTTACGCGCTACATTGATAGGGGCTAAAAATGATTAAATCCATGCATGCAAAATATTCTGGCACATGCCGTAAAACCGGAAAACCTATAAAACCCGGCGATTCAATCCTATATGACACCTATACGCGATATGCTTTTTTAGCGGATTCTAGCGATCCGGAATACCTAGCCTATCATACGCGCACTAGTAAAAAATATATATCGGATGTATTCAATATAGGCGGTAAAGAGTACTACCGGAATAAATCCGGGCGCTGTATTGACGCGCCATGCTGCGGGTGTTGCACTATTTAGCTAGTGCCTAGGCTATAGGCCGTTTTATCGCGGCCTATGTCCTATGTACTGTGCATAGGCGCTATCCGGGCGTTTTCCGGGTTAATAGGTGTTGATATGTCAATCTATCAAGAAAATGGGTTTTCTAGCCGTCGCGAGTACTTAGAAAACCTAGCGGATGATATGGGGATCGATCCTAGTATCGTGTATGCCCTAGCGGATTTATTAGGCCCTACAGAGGATTTTGACGGCCTTGTGACTAGTCTCGAGGACTATGCGGAGGGTTATTAAATGATATATGCAACACTGGCACTATTGGCTAAAATCATTTTCAGGCGAAAATAGCCAGTACTTGAATTTTCCAAGGGTTACCCGGCATAGTCCGGGTTTTTTTATGCCCGTCAATTTTAGGGGCTATAGCGCGTTTTTAGCCTTACCCTATCCGTACCTAGCCACTAGCCATAAAAAACGCCTATATCGCGTTTTAATGCGTTTTGCGCGGGTTTTCTAGTCACTATCTAGGCGCTGGCTATCTAGCCATTGTTTTAAATCCTCCGATATCTCAGGGTTTACCATTATAGATAGCCCTATCCGCTGTAAATCCATATCGGGCCGTAGTCCACAGTTGTAAAAATGAGACACCCAGGATAAGGCCAGCTTGATGCCGTTAGATGTGCCTAGCCCTATGTTTTCGAGTACTTGGGCCTCGGTTTCAGTTAGATACGCTAGGGCCTTGATTGGTTTTGTCATGTTTTAACCCTAAATGCATGTGCCTCCAATAGTCTGCTATCAGCAGTGCCTCAGCCACCCCATGATCTTTTTTCCGCTTGAGTGGCGCTTCAGGCCACATCATCCTTGCCACATCTAGGCTTTCATCCTTGTTGCTGCTTAAGCCCCAATACTTCTTCCAGGCTTGAGGGCTGACAAAGTGGACAGGGTAGCGGGTTAGCTCACACACTGCTTCAATAACCCCTACTGCTCGCATAAATCGGGCAGTAGATGCGATTCCCTGCCCGGGCATACTGTGAACGCTCTCAATGCAGATTTGTGCCCCTTCCTTAGGGTCTATGGCCTTCAGTAGGGCGTTTTTGAACACAATGGGCAGTATGCGCTTGTCCTGATGCTCAATGAACCATGCTTCGATGTAGTTTCCATGCTGATCAAGCGCACCTACCGCACCACTGATAAGCCCAGGGTCAATTCCGCAGTAAACCATATCAATCCCCGCAAAAGCACTCTATCGTGCCTTCAGTATTGAACATATCCGCTTGATCATTCATGAATTGCATCATCTGACCATAAGTAGGCCGATCACTTCTAAATGTTGCGCCTATCTTTTCCTCTTGCTTTGCCCACCAAATAGCCCGATCTGGCTTGTCTTTAATTAGCCCCATGATCTGATGTGGGCCTTTCAGAAAGCATAAATCACAGTTTCCAAGGGCAGTAACTCCATCCCTGAAAGTCAGCCCAAGGTCAAACCCGCCTTGTTTCCAAAAAGACTGAACATCTATCTGCTTGATTCCAGCATCTGCCAATGGGACTGATAAACCTCTAGCCCTGAGTTTAGGCAGCCTTCTTGGTTCGTCTGCCCTGATGCCAACCATCATTTGAGCTTCTATTCCCTTGCTTTCCAAAAACTTGTCTATGGTTTTGACTTTCAATTCCTCTGTGCAAAATCTTGCCACTGGGTTTGGAAGGTAGTTTTTCATCTCTATCAGTCGCTCAAAAGGCTCTCCATTGCGACTAGCGGTTTGGTAGTCAACCTCAATAAAAGACTTTGGAATGAACTCCAGCCAATGAATCTTCACATCCCAATTGGTTTCACAGTCATGGACAAACTTCAGTGTTGCCTCATCTTCCTTGCCCGTGTTGGCAAAGCAGACAATGGCCTCATCTGGCAGTTTGCCACCATGCGCCTCTAGCACCCTCCAAAGCATATAGGCGCTTGTCCTGCCACCAGAGAAGCTGATGCAAGTAGGCTCATTGATCTGAAATGGATTCATTCTTAACCTCTTTCACTCTTGTTAAAAAATCTTCTTTGAAGCCTTTGAATAGCCCAGATGTGTCAGCATCAAGGTCTTGCACTCTCCACCAGATGTGCGCCTTCCACCCAGGGTTCCTCGCCAGCCTCAAGCAAGTGTCCATCCACTCCACATAAATCTCCGCTTGCCCACAGTGCTCGGGTAACGGTGAGTATCGAATGGCATCCAGTTTCTTTGTGCTCATCAAGGATTTTTTTGGCTTGTTCAATGTTCATAGGTCTTTGCTCAGGATTTTGAAGGCTGTTGCTGCACAAAGTGGCACTTGTCCATTTCCAATGGCTTTAAGTCTGTCCACCCTAGCGGCCACATCATCAATATCTCTTGCGCTGCCAACGGCATTTTCATGTTGAATTTGCGGGCATAGTGGTATTGAGGTCTGTTTTGATGCCCAACCCCATTCTTGTCCCCTTGCCGTTTTAATGTTTCTAATTTCCCAGTTGCCTTCCAATCTGTCGCCGTTGGTGTAGGCCAATATCCAAATTCTTTCTCTATGGTGACAAGCCCCAACGGAGTCTGCTCCCAACACTCCCCACCTCGCATCAAACCCCATTGAGGCCAAGTCTCCGAGAACAACTCCAAGCCCCCGAGAAGTGAGCATTGGTGAGTTTTCCACGAACACGAATCGGGGTCGAACTTCACGAATGATGCGTGCCATTTCTCGCCACATTCCTGATCGCTCTCCATCAATCCCTGCGCCTCTCCCTGCTGCGGATATGTCTTGGCAGGGAAACCCTCCAGATACCACATCAACAATTCCTCTCCAAGGATTTCCATCAAAGGTTTGAACATCATCCCAAATCGGGAAAGGCGGGAGAAGTCCGTCATTTTGTCTGGCGCACAATACGCTTGCTGGGTATGGTTCCCATTCGACCGCACAGACTGTTCGCCATCCAAGGAGCTTTCCCCCAAGTATTCCTCCACCAGCGCCTGCGAAAAGAGCCAACTCATTCACGCTACCTCCTCGTTGATCTTCAACGCTTGCATGGCAAACTTCAGGCTCAACTTATGCACAGGCTCTCCACTTTTATGCCTGTCCATGATGCGCTTAGCCCAAGCCTTTTTGTCTCCAGGATAGTCGCCAATCTGCAAATACATCGAACCATATTGGGCTGGAACAGAGCCAAACCATTGATGGAAACTGCACCTTGGTCTGCCATCAGCCTGAACAGACCATCTGTTTCCGCAACCATTGGCTGAACAAAGAAGGTCGGCAGTGGATGTCTCTTGTTGTGTTTCTGGTTTCTTAAAAGTCATTTTTCATACTTCCCATCAATGATTTTGGCGAAATTGGAAGAGTTCACAATCCAAGGCAGATCAGGCTGCCAAAGTCTCCCATTGGTTTCAAAACCTCTTGCCAACTTGGTGTCTGTGGCAATATAGGCAAAGAACGAATCCCACCACTTGAGGCCATCAGATTCGGTTTTATAGCCTTCAGGCGAAAAGTCGGATGGCTTGGATGCTTGAATCCACCTCTGGCGAAGCATGGCTTCCCTATTTCCCTCCCAAACACGAGGCTGAGGCAAATGTCCAAGATGTTTACCAAATAGGTTAATAATCTTTTTGTGGGGGCAGGGAGGAAACGCAGTTTCCGACAAAGATGCGTTAGCATCTATATCTATTGGTTCTTGGTTAGTGGTTAGTGGTTTATGGTTAGGTGGAGGTTCGTTAACGGTTGGTGCACGGTTCGTGCTGTTTTCTCTACGCTTCGTTTCTCTTTCAATGGCGATTCGTTTGTTTGTCTCAGAGTTCTTATGGTAATTCTCAAGTTCTTCAGAGATGCGCTGCTGGACATATTCGCCAGATTCTGTGAGCTTGAAAAATCGACTCAGGACAAATTTGACCGCCTCAACCTCTGCCTCTGTTGATGCCCACGACCATTCGATTGCTTGGTCAATAGTTGGGAATTTTTCCTTGTCATAGATCGAATCCATGAGCAAGGTATATGCGCCATGCTGAAGCATTGTCAGGCGACCGCACTTTTTTGCATAGTCGCCAATGTGCCGCTTGTAGTAGTGCATCACTCCTCCCAGTCGGCCCATCCTTGCACTTGAAGCACAAGGAAACGCTCAGTTTTGTTGGCCTTGACGAGCCGTTTTGCCTCTTTGGTGGCAAACTCTTGGGATTCGTGGAAACTGGTAAATCGAAAAGACTTGATGTTTCTGGCCTGTCGCATCACTACGAACTTGCCAGACAAGTTTTCAAGGGGTGTGTCGCCAATTGGCTTGGCTTTTTTAAGCGAAAGAGTCGCCATGCTGTAACCTTCTGACCGAGGTTGCTGACAAATGAAACATGGCAGAGCGTGTCAGGTTCGCTTTTTCGGGAGCTACCCTAGCCATTTCCTACTTTATCCTATCACTTTTGAACTGTCAACACCACCACAGAAATCCTATTGCCAAGCAAAACACAATAGAAAAATACAATCGTTGCTTTTTTGCACACCCTATTGACCAAGTGTGTAATCAATGCACAATAGACCCCACTGCAACAACGCAGTGTTCAACAGGAGTCACAAAAGTGAATGAATCTGACAAAATCAAGTTTGAGAAATGGGCGTTTATTCAAGACATCAACATTGACGACATCACTGAGGCCATCCAAGGCTCAGAAGCACTCTGTCAAGCCATCCGCAACAACCACTGGACTGATGTAGCAGAGATCATCAGGAATCGCATTGAGAACACTGCTCAGATGACAGCAGAGTTCCGTGTCATGGTCATGGATGATGAATACCCTACAAAGCCAATTGATGATGTGCAAGAGCTTGAAGAGTATCAGTTGCGCCAGATCGAGCGTCAGCAACAAGCCCTAGAGCGTAAGAAACAGGCCATCACCAATAAACTCGCACTAGACGATGATGAACTCAAAGTGCATGAGATCAACCTCATGCTGATCAGCTCACTCAAACGCTATGTCAAGACGGACATCATGGTAGGCACAACAGACAACACAATTTACAAGGATGCCAAGGCACTTCTTGAGACTTTGGGAGAGATGTGATGCAAATGAAGATTCATTCTGAGAAGAAGATCAATGAGGCTTATGACGCTCATTCGGGCATGGAATACTGCTATTTCTGCATGAGAGAGCGCCTAGACCGTGATGAGTGCTGCGGTCAGTCATCCTGGCTCAAGTTCCGTGATCTGTCTGCTGACAGTCGTTACAGCATCGCCATCAACTATCTCAACCAGTTGGAGAGCAAATAATGACTAAGCCAACAGGAATTAGCATGGATATTCCAGACCCAACTAAGAAGGGAGACAAGTTCTTGGTCACAGTCAAAATTGTGAACATGACTAGAACTCCAGTTGCCAAGTTGGAGTGCCACGGAACCTATGACAGGAAAACAATTGACGCAATCTTAAATCTAATGGGGGTCAAATGAAACTCAAGGCAATCAAGATGGAACATCGCCCACAGACTGAGGTTCGCCCTCAGACCTTGCTAGACAAGAAATTCGTGTATGTGCCAGCATCCGCCACTGATGTGACGCAGACTTGGAAAAAGTTTGGTTGGACACCAATTGAGAACAAGGAAAAGCATTATGAGCAAAAGTGAATTCGTCGATTACAGCAGTTTGCTGATGGAGATGGAGCGTGTGGTCAGGAGTTTGCACGACAAGTGCCTGCACAAGCAGTATGAGGGCTATTTGGCTGACATTGCTGAGTTGCACTCTAAGGCCACTCTACTGGGTGCTTGGATTGCAGCAGAGCAACTCAAAAGGAGCTTCAAATGAGTGACGATGCTTGGCAAGATTTAGGGTCGTTCAATGACGACTGGTATTACATGAAAGTCATTGATCAAGACATTGATTGCGATGGCTACTTTGAATGTAAATATGAAATCTACAAGAACGATGAGGATGAGCCTGTCTTCAAGAATGATGAAGATGAGCCATACACAGGCGATCTGCCAGAGAACATCATCAAAGACATCAAGAAGGTCATTGAAAGGCTTAAACATGAATACCGAGACTGGTTCTATCAACCTGACTAGCAATAGTCCGAGAGAAGAAGAGTTGCTGACAAGGCTTAACTCTTTGGAAACTCAGGTGAATGACTTTGTGGTCATGTTGGGTCAGCACAACAAGCAGATATACAGAATGTCAATTGTCATCTCTGATTTAGTAAAAAAACTTGAGTCAACAGGCGACAAAAATTTATAATCAATCTTCAATCAACAGGAGTTACCTATGAATGTGTATCAAAAACTCAATGAAGCTCGTGAACGCTTCCATCAATCAAAACTCAACAAGTCTGGTCAAAATAAGTTTGCTGGTTACAAATACTTTGAACTCTCAGACTTCGTAGTCCCCGCCCTGCAAATCTTCAAAGAGGTTGGTCTAACCTCAGTGATTAGCTTTGGCAAAGAAACAGCAGATATGCGTATTGTCAACAACGAGAAGCCAGATGAGGTCATCGTTATTGAATCCCCCATGTCATCAGCCGCACTCAAAGGTTGCCATGAGGTACAAAACCTTGGCGCTGTGCAGACCTACCTCAGACGCTATCTGTGGGTGGCAGCACTTGAGATTGTTGAGCATGATGCGCTAGATGCCACAACAGGAAAAAAAGGTGATGGCCCTGTCGTTCGTCCTACCAAAGTAGAGGTAGACGAGTCACGAGAGAGTCTATTACAAGATGTCGCAATCGCCATCCAAGACCGCTTTGATGCCGACGACATTATTGGCGCATGGGAAGAGTTCTCGGGTCTGACAGACGCTGACGAGAAGACCCATGTTTGGGGGCAACTGCCCAGCAATGTGCGATCAGCACTCAAGAAACACAATGAATCACTGAAAGGCAAATGATGGAAAAGCAAGCACGAGATAACTCAGGCGTTTTGTTCAAGAACGACAAGAAAGAGTCTGAGAAACACCCCGATTACAAGGGCAGCATGATTGTCAATGGCACAGACTATTGGCTGTCAGCCTGGATTAAAGAGGGCAAGAGTGGCAAATTCATGGGTCTGGCACTGTCGCCCAAGGATGAGCAACCGCCTGCCAAGTCAACTCCTCGTCCGTCTAAAGGGATGGATGACGATTTGCCTTTCTGAGTTACGGGGGAAAGCGGATGCTGTGAGCGCGTTTGGTAGAGCAACTGCTTGGCTTTTGAGCTAGGTTGGAGGCGAGGGTTCGATTCCTTCCACAGACGCAGCGAGTACCCCACTATTTTTTATAAGAGTCAATCATGTTCAATCCATTTCAATTCGTCAAAGAGAAGTTCGGCACACCAATCCATAGGCTGGTGCGTAGAGATGACCCTGTAACCTCGTATGAGGCAGCAGAGAAAATCGATACAACAAAGATGGAGCAAATGGTCTTAGAGGCCATAAAACGCTTCCCAGAGGGTTGTATTTCAGATGAAGTGCTTGCCGAGTTCCCGCATCTCCCATACTCTTCTGTGACTGGTAGATTCAAAGCCCTATACGAAAAGGGCCACATTGAAATTATTGGTGTTCGCAAAGGCAAATCAGGTCGGAATCAGCGAATCATGAGGGCAATATGACTGAAGCTCAAAAAGTCTTTGAAACTTTGATGAAGGCAAATGGCTATTCAAAGGAAGAGTTGAAAAGAAAAAATCAGGGCTATCTCAGCAATACTGTCCAAACACGCTGGAAATACTTTCTTCTGGGATGGGAAATGAGGGGCATGAAATGAAAGATGAAGCATTGAAACCGTATTGGAGGTAAAAGAATGATTTACATGACATTCAACCAATGGGCAGACGGCAACTTTTTGGAAACAGGCGAGCCAAGACGAGAGGCATATTCACAAGCCGAACTAGACCTAGTGGAAATGGGTTGGAACTACGGCTATGACGCAGGTGTTCAGTGGCAGAAAAGTCAGCAATCCCTAGACCGCATGGCAGAGAACGAGCGTGAGTTGGGTATTCAGATGCAACCAGAGCCAGAGCCTGTGGCGTGGACAGACATTGATTTCACTAATATTTACATCAGCAAATTGGTCGCAAAAGAAAAGAATGCAAATGTGCCTCTATACACATCCCAACTCAAGCATGACATAGAAGCCGTAGCAAATTGGATGATCGACAGAAGTTACGCCACAGGTCATGGTGACACCATTGCAGACTTGTTGAAAGAGTTGGAGTGGCAGATCAGGGAGAACGAGCGTGAGGCGTGTGCCCAACTGTGTGAAGACCTATGGGAAGATGATGGAACGGCTTGGGACTGTGCTGTTGCAATAGAAAGCAGAGGAAACAAATGAGAGGTGGAGCACGACCAGGAGCAGGAAAAAAGCCAGCTAATTTTGATCATGCAAGGGCACAGAAGCTCAAAGAACAGGGGTTTTCTCACCAAGAGATTGCCAGTCGGTTTGGAGTGAGCAAATGGGCTATTGATTGGTTCTTTAGGAGGCAGCGTGAAAAAGCCGCATACACCAGCAATCAGAGCAGTTCTCAGGGACAACCCTAATGGCAAAACTGCCAAGCAAATCCATGCTGAATTGCCTCACATCTATCACATCAAAACCATCAAGAGCAGTCTGAGAAAGATGCCTGATGCCTACATAGATAGGTGGGTCAGAGAACCAGGGTCAAGGGGTCAGTATCAGGCAGTCTACATGGTGGTTGTCCCGCCACAAGATTGCCCTCACCCCAAAGACCGATTTAAAGAGGTTTGTAAAAGCAGATGGGTGGATGTTAGACAAGGAGCAAACACATGAGTAGCGTAATCGCAATAACTGAAGACTTGAGAATAGAGGCAAGAATAGCCTCTTTTTATGAAATCAACGGCGATGTCCGAATGGAAATTTCCAAAGAACTATCAGACAAACTGACAGAAATTGGTAAAAAACATAACTTCTTGGTTTGGAGAGTCCAAGTCTTAAGCGATTCTTAGAATGTCGCCAAAACACGCTCATAGCGACTTTTGCGGTCTGCCAAGCCGATCAAACCACCATTGATTCGTTTGGTTAGACCCTCAAAATCGTTATTGTCAGCAAATTCAAAGCACTTATTGGTCTTCCAGAACCACCCAGCACTCATGGCAGCGTACTGAGGCTCTAAAAGGAGGTCAGGAGAGCCGACAAGGTCGATTCCTAGCCCTTGACCACACCGAGTGTAGTTATCCTTGCCTGTGAGCTGTTTTAAGCCTCTACCACGGTATTTCCAGCCCTCTCCAGACTCAATAGACCCATTGCCCATTCGGGCAGAATAGACTACATTAGCGATCATCTCTGGTTTGCGATGCAGAGCAAGGGCAAACTTGTTGGGCTTATTTTTGCCATTTTCTTTGATTGGCTTGCCATCAGGCCCTTTTTCAGCGAATCGATTAGGCCAAACTACCGCCATTGTGTCGGCAGAGTAGTTCAGATTCTCTGTCAGAGCAGTAAATCCAGCCGATTCATGGGCAGTCTGAGCCAAGAAACCAGCAATCCTACGCTCATTACTGATCTGAAACTGACTGCAAGTATGTTGGATGGCTGAGAGCCACTTATCAGGCTCTTTTACGCCAGCGGCTACCAATTGCTCTATTGCAGGGGTCATTTCTTGTCATCCTTCATCCGTGAGCCTTGGCTAGACCCCAGAAGGAAGGCAAACATAGAGGTCACAACACTGCCCATCACATAGCCCACAATCGTGTCTGCAAAGCGCATATTCTGGTCAGGAATGTCCAGCCAAATCAGGCTAGGAATGAATGCTGCGGCAAAAATAGACCAAAAACCAATGAAGAAATAGACGAAACGGCGCACCAGAGGGTCATCTGACTTCATGGCCTGCATCTGCATATCCGTGGCTCTTTGGCGGCTCTTCTCGTCCAGTTCAGCCATGAACTCTTCGTGTTTCATAGCCGCTTCTTTGAGCTTAGAGACATCTTCCTGGCTCATCTGACCTTCAGGCTTTAACTCTACGCCCAACTTGCCCTGAACATAGTCAACACCCTTCTCCATGACCGCATCGGCGACCTTTGGCAAGCCATTGCTAATCAGCCCAGAAACAATACTAGCGATCATTGGTAGCATCAGTCTTCTCCTTTACCCATTCAGGTTTATCGCCTCTACCCGTCCAAGTGCCCTTTTCTTCAGGCTTCTCAGGGTCAGGCTCCTTGTTCAAAGCCTCTTTCACCATGTCTTTGCCCTTGATTGCCAGTAAAGTGCCTAATGAGCCAAGTATGTACTTACTCATGTCAGACAAAAGGAAGAAAAACTGTTTGTCAGCAGGAGCAATCCCAGACATGGGCTGAGGAACAAACACAAGGCTAAACATGGACAGACTGACCATGCACACCACTGTAAAACAGAAGGTGGCGGCGATCATCAGTTTGATCTTGGCTTCAATAGTTTCAGCGTTCATTGTTTTGCCCCTTAGTCAGTTCTGGCTTCATCAGTTGGTCAGGACATTCGCCCAAAATCTCGCATTCAGGACGCTTACAGGCGGGTTTATCCCAATTCTTTGAGTCCATGCACTGGTAGCGGTAGAACTCAGGCATATCGCAGCCCGTAAGAATGCCAGCCAACAACACGATATAGAGCATGGCGATGGTGTATAGGGCCAACTTCTTGAGAAAGTAGCCCATCGGGTCTTCTTCATTCATTTGAACCACCCATTGTCTTTGGCATACAGCAGGCCCTGAATCAGCACCCAAATTAGCGGAGGAACCAGAATCACCAAGAGGCCAACAGCAATGCCTATCTCAACCATCTGAGCCATCTTTTTGGCCCTCTTCTTGGCGGCATCATTGGCCCGTCTACGAGCCTCTCTCTCAGCCTCTTCGCCCTCAGCCACACGCTTTTGGATGGCTTCCCAGACATCAGCCCGTCCAGTCTGGAAAAAGATCATCTTCAGACCCTCTTCCCACTCCCTTTGTTGCATCAGTTGAATCTCAATCTCAACTGCTTTGGCAAGGGATGAGCCACCCTCTTTCTTTGCCTGCTCTAGCGCCTGTGTAGCATCTTTCTTTGCCCCAAAATATTGCCCCAACATAGGGGCAAGAGAGGAAACATCATTAACAGTCTTCTGAGCCTGTTTGATGACTTGTACAGCCTTTTGAACGGCTGCAAAGGCGGCAAGAGCAGTGCTGATTGGTTCCATTTATTGTCCAGGCGTTGTCATCCCACCAAAGAACAAGCCCTGCGGCACTGTGCTGACAGGCTGAGGCGGCACATTTCCAGTCAATAGACCAGACATGAGCCTTTGAGCACCACGGCGGCGCAATACATCTTGCATGGCTTCTGCGCCAATACCAGCGCCAATCAGCGGTAGTGCGTATTCAGGCTTCATGGCGGCAGCGCCAACAGCGCCAGCACCCAACACATTGCGACGAGTTGGGTCAAACTTGGCTACGAAGGACAAAAGCGGGTCAAGAGAACCACCTTTTGCTACCGCTTTGATGGCGTTTTGCTCATCATCAGAGAAAACAGCCATTTTTTGCTTGCTTGCCGCCAAACGAATAAATCCTTGGCGAATCAACTCGCTCTCAGAAGCATTTGGGTTCATGGCCCTGATTTCAGCCGTATTTAGGATGTCATCAATGGTCGTGGCACGACTTAGGTTTCTCCAGTCTTTACGAGCACTAGAAAGCGTTTTAACGGCCTCGTCAATACCACCTTCACCAGCCACCACATCTTTAGGCGATAGACGGGCAACAAAGTCGTCAATCTCTTTAACCATCACGCCTGCCAAACGCTGAACATTGCGATCTTTGTCGGTTTTTAGGTCGTTTGCCAATTGACGCAGTTGATCAACTTCATCAAACTTTACATTTCCACGGGCTGTAACAGTATCAAAACGCTTGAGAACATTCTCAACAGCAGGCGCATTTTCAGGAAGATAGCGATTCTCATCTAAGGCATTCCTGACACCTTTGACCATGTTCATGCCAGAAGCGTTGCTCAAAACAATGCCTTTGTCAGCCACATCGTTGTAAGCCCTTTGAGCCGCCAAACGGACAGAATCAAGGGTTGCCATAGGCTGTTTACCAGTCTCAATACGATCAAGCAGACCGCCAATGGTGCGACCAGAGCTAGAGCCAAGCAAAGCACCCAAACCAACGCCAACCACAGTTGCAGCCAAGTCACTACCAGTGATTTCTTTGGTTTTTTCGGCAATTGGTTCAGCAGTAGCGCCTGTTACAGCGGCGGCAGGCAGTTGACGAGCCAAATCTTGACCAAAGATAGTTCCAGGCAGGGCACGAGCCATTCCAGCCGCACTAGTCATGGCTTGTACGCCAGTACCAGCAGCTTTTTCAACGCCAGTTTCAGGGGTTGGCAAACCAATATCAGTCAGCATTTGGCTTTGAGCCTGAGCAATACTAGGAATACGGCGTTCGGAGCCTGCTAAACCAAGAGCCAAGTTACCAGCACTACGCAAGCCCTCTAAAACAGTCGTTGCAGGGGCTGTAATGCCTTCATACAAGGCTCGACCAGCCAAACCAGCCTGACGACCAACTTGGCTCATCACAGAAGGCTCTTGAGGCGCTTGTTGAATGCCTAAATAGCCCTGAATTTGTGAAATAGCCTGTTCATTGCTCAGACCAGTAGGAAGATCGTAGAACTTACCTTCGTATTCGTAAACAGGCATGGCTACCTCACTTCAGTTTGATGGGGTTTTCACGAGTTCCAAGCGCCGCACTAGGAGCCTGAATCGGAGAATACTGTTCAGAAAAGTCAAAATCATTAAGGTTGCCAAACTTGTTCGCATGAGAGTTCATCTTGCGATAGTAGTCAATCTTATTGCGCTGAATCTCATCAAGTTTATTCAACAACTCAGTTCTAGCATTGGCACTCGTTGTAATCTGAGGAATCCGAGCCTCAACAAACTTACGGTCAGCATCAGAAATCTGAGCACCAAGTTTGCCACCCAAATCTTGCATAACAAGATCTTTGGCTTGCTTGTCATAGACTTCAGAACTTGTCAAAACTCTGGTCTGGGAAGGACTCAGTAAACCAACGCTCGCAAGGAAGTTCGTTCCTGTAATGTAAGAGTTAGCCAAAGGCCCTGTAAACAGTTCACCAGAAGCGTTGAGTTGCTTCATGTTTGACAGAGTTGAAAGTGCCTGAGATGCTCCACGAGCCAAATTAGCGGCATCATCAAGAGCCTGGGCCTGTGTAGTACCACGCTTTTTAGCAAACTCTTGCTCTTGATTCTGGTTAACCGTCAAACGGGTAACAGATGCACCAGCCGCACGCTTGTCAATCTCGTCTTTGAGCAATGCCTCATTGATCTTTTTGACCTGTTCAGGAGTGTATGAGCCATAGTTCGGCTTATCACCAAAACCAAGCTCAACCGCCTTTCCAACAAAGTCAGTCTGAGGCTTGGCAAGTTTATCAATCGGAACAAGCAAAGAAACATCGCCAGCCGTAACTGATGCAGCAATACTCTCAGGCGTGAATTTTCCTGTTTTGGCAAGTTCTTGAGCACGACCAGAAGGGCCAATATCAAACAGGTTCTTTTGAGCCGTTGCTAAGCTAGATTGGGCAGAAGCCGCCTTTTGAGCTTGCTCAACCATAGCGCCTTGAATCTGACGAGCAAGTCCAGCCGCCTGAGCAGCGCCTTGAATGTCCCCAGCCTGCTGCAACGCCTGAGCAAATTGAGATAAACCCTCTGGAGTGTTTACATCAAATTGACGAGCAAGCGCATTGCGTGTGCTATACATCTTCAACATCGGGTCTTCAATGCCAAAAGCACCTCCAATACCCTGACCAGCCATATAAGCACCAGCCTGAGTCAATGCACCAGCCCTTTGTAAAGGGTCTAACTGTTGCATGGCAACTGCATCTTGCAGTGCCTGACGGTTCATCTGTTGCTGGTACATCTCAGGAGATATACCAAACAGGCTTCCAACGATGTCTGTTGCCATTCTTTACTCCTTAGATAAACTGCCCGTAGTCTTGGTTTCCATAGGCAAGGCCAGTGCCAAACCCTGAACTACCTAAAGCAGTGTTGGCAAGAGAAGCCTGTGCTCCACTTCCAAGCATTCCAATCCCTGCGCCAAGCAAACTATTCACGCCTTGACTAATCAATCCAGACGCCGCAGGACTTCGGCCCAAGGCTTCAAGAACCTGAGAGGTCTGGCTGTAAGCATTTGCAGGATACATTGCTTGAGCAGCACCCAAGTTGCCTTGCAGACCAAGGTATCCAGCACGATAACCCGCATTGGATGCCAATTGACCCAAGTTAGAAGACAAGGCCAGAGGCTGTTGAGCCTGAGACTCAATCCCGCCAACACCAGTCAAATACTGGCTAAATGGAATCAAAGCCGCTTGTTGACCAGCGTAACGCTGACCAAGCAAGTTAGCGCCTGTGCTAAACAGTCCTGCGCCAAACTGAGTTGCTTGCTGACCAGCTTGCTCACCCCGAGCCGCCAATTCTAGATTCTGCTTGGCAAGAGCATTGTAAAAAGCAGCCAATTCAGGGCCGGTAGGTTGCAATTGACCACCTTGAGCCACTGCCAACCCAGCACGACCAGTTCGCTGTAAGCGGTTTTGGATGCTTGCCAATTGACGCTCTTGTTCAGGTTGTAACAAGGCTTGTTGACGCTCAACATACTGCTGGGCAACCTCTTGCGGGGTACGAGCCAAATACTTCTCACCAAGGCCAAACAGACCTTGAGCCGCACCACCCAATGGAGCAAACTCAGCTTGAGCCTGCTCTGCCTGAGTTAATCCAGTGCCTGCTAGACCCATCAAACGGTCTTGCAAAGCCTTCATTTCAGGAGAAACTTCGTATCCAGCGGCTTCTAGTTGACCAGTTTGCGGGTTAATTTGGAAGTTTGATGTGCCAAATCGTGTGGTAATGCCAACAGGTCGGAATTGAGCCTGAGCTGAAGCCTGTTGAGCAGCGGCACGAAGCTGATCTGCCAACTGACGACGAGCTTCAATAGCTTGTTGAGATTGAGCAATTCCACCTCCAAAAGTCAACAGTCCTTGAGCTATTTGTGGGCCAGTTAATTCTCTTGCAATTCCAGAAGCAACCCCACTAAGAAGACCGCCTCCAGCGCCAAGCGCACCACCAGCAGCCCCTGCTCCTGCGGCTCCTGCTCCTGCGGCTCCCAAAGCGCCAGCGCCAGCGGCTCCTGCGCCTAATTGGTCATATAACTCCCCACCACCAAGACCACCGCCAAGACCTTCATATCCAGTCAATGCTGCTCCAGCACCTGGCATAGCTGCGGCAGCGGCTTGTTGAGCATATACATCATCTAAAAATGTAACTCCAGGCAGTCCACCACCAGCCATACTAGAGGCGGCGGCTTGTTGAGCAGCAACATCTTCAGCCAACCCACCTAAAAGACCACCTTCAACGCCAGTAGGAGCCGCCGCAAAAAGATCAGGGCCAGCAGTTACACCAGCGGCAATACCAACTGTTGCCCAGCCACCAGGGATTTCTTCGTTAACAAAGTCATCAACTTGCGAGCCAATATCGCCAACAGATTTAACTGCGCCACCGACAACATCACTAACTGTTTCAACTGCACTTGATACAGGGCCATGAGGCTTAATGCGTCTATCCCCGATATGCAAAAACGCATTGATTGGCAGATCAGGAAAATCAAATCGATGTGCTCTCATACTTTCGCCCTCCAGTTGTAAGGCTTGATGTCAGATTCCTCAACCTCAACCCCTAGCATTCTCAACATTTTCAAAATCTGTTGGTTATCAGCACGCCCATAAACATACTTAATGTCTGTGGCACGAATTTTCTCAATGAATGTCTTTAAAGAGCGTATCAATGCTTTAGGCTCTTCAACGGTAAAAAGATGTAGCTCAACATTTCCACCACCAAGTTTTTTCAAAATCAATACTGAATCACCCGACTGCAACATGATTGCAGTTTTAGCGGAAAGTTGATTTGAAATGCTTTGAAGTATGCGATCAGGGTCAACTTTATTCCTGATAGCGTCTTTTCGGATGATTTCAGATGGTTTCATATTTACACCGTCCCGTTAGCGATGACATTGCCAAGCACAGTCAAGTTTCCTGAGCCATCAATCTTTGCCACATTCGTGCCACTAGAGACAATGTACAAAACACCAGAAGTCTCAACAAATGAGAAGTTAGTGAATGTGCCATCAATCTTTGTTGCAATCGCCGTAGCAATGTTGTTGAACTCAGTATCAATCTCAGTTCCACGAACAATCTTGTTTGCGTTGCCAGTGGCAAGTGAGTCCTTGGCAGCGAAATTGGTTGTCTTACTGTAATTTGACATGATCTGTTCCTTAAATCACTTTGCCATTCTTGGCATGAATTTCAATCTTTTGGAAACTCAACAGACTCCCGTTGATCTCTGCCTCATATCCAGTTTGAACAACTTTGCCAGAACCATCGGCAGATGAAGTCAACCTCTGAATTGCAATGCCTCCAGCATAGTAAGCAACTGGTGAGCCATTCGCACCATACTCAGAAATGCCATACTGAGCAACACTTTGGTTTGGAATCAGCACATTCTCTGAGTGAAAGTCACCAGTGAAGTCATACGCCCATTTGATCGTTACATACTGGTTTGAACCGCCAATGACAGTCAGAATGATCTTTTTCAAGATGCTTGTTACTGTTGGCTCACCAAGATCGGTATGGTTTGTCTCATACTGCATTCGATAAGTAGCAGTGTCATCGTTGTAGCCAGTATGAGTCCCCAAATAGCCTTCTTTGCCAATATACAAAGTGCCATTCTGAGAGGCAAACAGGCTTCTAGGCAAAATTGAATCCCATGTGGTCACACGAGCAGCGCCATCTTGCAATCCAGCCCTCATGTCAAAGCAGTAAACAATGCTTCTGCTTGGCAGTGTCAGCAAATAGAAGGCATCGTTCTGAGAATAGACAGCATTGATGTTTGCCAATGTCTCGCTATTCACAATTGCCATCAAGTCGTTGCGAACATTCTTAGACAAATCTCTGAATGGCGCAGACTTCTCTGCAATGGTTCTCAGGACAGAGCGAACTCCTGTATAAGACAGGAAAACAAGATCAGTGCCTGTGTAAGCAAGAGAATCCCTTGCGATACAGCCAATGCCAGTCACAACATCGTATAAAGTCATCGTGGCAGGGTCATCAACGCCTGTATAAATCAGAATGTTGTTCTTGCCAAAGATGAACAAAAAGCCGTTGTGAAAGCCTAGCGCCTCAATGGTGTCAGTGCCATTAGGCCATACAGTAGTCGTATCCAGAGTTCCAGATGAGCCGCCTGTGTAGGTTTGATGTGCTTTCAGGTCAGACCATTGAACAACAACTTTGTTTGTCGATGTGCTTGCGTTCCAAAGACGACCAGAAGCGGATAGAACACAGTTTCCAAGCTGAACAGTGCCTGCATACCCAGTAGCCTCACTGATGCGCTTGAAAGTCGTTGTGGAAACGCTTGGGTCAAACTGCAAAGGGTCATGGCCTGACTGGAATAGCACTAAAACGCCATTCAAAGTAGCCATCTGCCAATTGTTTGCAGTGATTGTCGGGGCAGTACCTCCCCCCCCATAGGTCAATGTCACCAGCGAAGTGCCACTGACCTTAAATAGTTTGTTGTTGCCAGCGCAGATGATATAAGAAGTGCCATCATTGGCAATCAACTCACCAATCGCCTGAATCTGATTCGTTCCAAGGTCTGCATTTGTAGAAGAATTAACCTTCGTCCAGCCTTTGCGAGCACCAATACGACCATACTGGTCAATGATGCAGTTGTTGGCAACTAAAGCAAACCCAGAAGCAAGATCAAGAGATGAGTCTTGCGTATTCAGCCCAAAGAAGCCTGGGGCTGTGATTGAGTAGGTTTGCAGTCTCTGAGCCATTAAATAGCCTCAAATGCGTATTTGCTCGGGTCACGAGAGTTCTCAATCGCAATCGCATCAGCCAATGCTGCACGATACAGGCCAAAAGCCTCAGAAGAACTCAATCCACCATCTTCTCCACGCTCAACCAAAGCACGAGCCAAAGCGCCAAAAATGATTGCATCTTTAGGCATCTTTGTAGTGTCCGTGTCAGCACTGAAATCTACTTCAGGGACAATGATTGAAAAGCGAACATTGTCGGCAGAACTAGGAGCAGGATAAAACTTGATCTTTTGATCGCCGTTAGAGTCCAACCCATCCAGTGCAACATAGTTCACAAGGGTGCTCGGAGGGGTGGCTGTTGAGTAATACATCGTGTCATACCTAGCAGCCGAAACCAGTCCGACTTGGTAAAACTTCGTTGTATTGATGATGTCAATAATCTTGAATTTGGCTGTTGAACCAGTCAGAGTGTAATTGTTGGTTTGTCCAGAAACCAAGGTGACATTGACAGAAGTATTCAATGCAGACCAGTCAAAAGCATCATTGACTTGCCGCTTTGCATCGTTAACAAACTTGCCAACCAGTGCTGATGTGGTTGTTTGATCGACAGTCGTAACAGTAGTCTCACGCATACGAGCGAGGACATCGTTTACGATCTCAAGATATGTCGGCAGAGCCATTGATCACCTCTTTGCCTTGTTTCTGGCAGAAATTGCCTTGGCTTTCGCCTTAGCATCTGCTTTTGAGCTTGCACCCCAGGCTCTGAGGGATAGGAGTAGTCTTGTCGGCTCCCCATCTTTGTATTCAGGCCCAGGCATATTGCCCATTCTTGCCAAGAAGGAGGCCCGTCGAGGGTTGTCGCCGCTTTTAACTGGAGGCTTCAAATTGCCCCCTGTTGACGCATTATAAGAGGCTCTGCCCTTGGCATTCAACCCCCCACTAGCAGATTTCCCCTCTTTTCTTTGCCATGCAGGGGTCTTCATTTCTTCCTCGCCGCTCGAATGTTATCCACCATGTTTGGATAGGGGCGACCAGCCGCTTTTGCCATCTTTTTAGCCGCCGATTTCTTGGCTGGAGTAAGGGGCTTAGAAGCGCCTAGCGACTTAGGACGCTTTTGCTCCCAAATCGGCTTCATTTCATGCCCTTTTTCTTGGGCTTGGACATCCCAGCCTCAGACAAAGCAATGGCAATAGCCTGTTTGCGGGAAGTCACAGCAGGGCCTTTTTTCGAGCCAGAGTGCAGTTTTCCAGCCTTGTACTCATGCATGACTTTGCCAACTTTTTTCATCGCCATAGATGGTTTTTTCATGGTCAATCCTTGGTTATAGGCCCACCAGACTTCCAAGCATCACAAGTACGGGCCGAAGCACAGGTGAATTGGAACAAATCGCAATATCCAAGGTCAGCAGCCTTCACGAATTGCTCGTCATAGCTCAATTCGTTGCTTTTTTCGTCTTTTTCCAGCCCAGAAACGATACATTCCATCATTTTTGGGGTCTGAATGAAGGCCGCACAGTTTCCACAGCGCATTCCTTTGATGGAATCCGTGGGGGCGTTATACATTTTGGCTTTTTTCAGCCAGAAAGCCTCATTAGGCTCGTTAGGGTTAGGAGGGCCATAGCCATACTCCTTGAAAGCATGGTTTCTGTTCTTCAGGTTGACACTTACATCCTGAGTTGCAATGGGGCAAGTTACCCCTGAGAGCAGACCTTCTTTCATTTTAAGAACTTTCCAGTCACAAAAGTGACTATGCCCCCAATAAAGGAGGCCATTGCCATTCCCATCCAAAGCCCACCCTTGCTCTTATTAGCAAGCGCAAGCAGTTTCTTTACATCATCACGGAGTTCAGACACATCTCTTTGTAGCTGACGAACTTCAGCCTCAAGTTGACCAAACTCACGAGCATCAATCTCCGACATTTGCTACCTCTTTGCGTGGACGACCAAGTTTCTTCCTTGGAGGCACAGGCGCACTGAAAGCAGTGTCAGTCCTAACAGCATCATGATCGACTAAGGGTTTTTCCTCATTAGTCTCTTCATCAACCAATACATAGTCAGGATGACCTCTCATGCTATCAATGTCATGCTGAAGTGTAAAAGTTACGGTCTGACCGCTTCTCTTGCAGCGAAATGTTGCCATGAAAGCCTCTGATAAGAGAAGGGGGGTTATTAGCCCCCCTATTGATTAAGCCAGCGAACGGGCAATCACGATTCGAAGTGTGCTTGAAGCCAAGTCCACAGTCGAACCAGATTCGTTCTGGACACGGAATTTGACGGTGTTGGCTGCGCTGACATAACCAGTCACAGTCAAACCAACCAAATCCACGCCCAAAGATGCGCCAATCACCATGTCGCCAAGAGCAACACCGGGAACAGTCACATCATCGGTTTCACCAGCGCCATCAACCAACGAACCAGCATCCAAGGTGCAACGAACAAGCCAAGTGTCCGAAAACAAACCACGGAATTGGTCATTACCACGACGGGTAGTTACAGAAGTTGCGGTTGCCATTTTTCATTCCTCCAATTACAGGTTAAAAAAAGACCACCCCCCGCCCGTCAGGGAAGGGGATGGCAACTGCAATTAGGCAGGAACAGCCAGAGCGAAGGCGCTGGAAGACAGAGCCGCACCAGTTGTAGCCGCAGTACGCATTGCTTTCACGCCGTACAGAGTATCAGCGGTCAGCAAGTTAGCAAGATATTCTTGCTTGTACTGGGTCTGGGTGCGAACACCCATCTGCTCAACCAGAACCATCGAATCACGATGTCCCATCAAGCAGATACGGTCAGCACCGCTGTTGCCAGCGCCGAAGTCGGCATTGCTGGTCACAAACACGGGGATGCCGTACAGGTTGCCGATCTCACCATTGCGGATAGCGTTGCCGTCACCCACAAAAGCCTGCTCGGTGTAACGAGCCAAGCCCATCAGGGTATTGCGGCTCGACGGGGGGATGATGAAGAAACGACCATCCATCGGCACATCGTTGTCGTCCAGACGCTGAATGGTGCGGCGAATAGCAGCATCAGTCAGGGCGGCGGCATTGGAAGTGGTTGAGTTGTAAGCAGTCGTGCCATCAGAGCCAATATAGGCTTTTGTGGACGAGTTGCTGGTGGCGTAGTCGTTAGTACCAACGGTAGCACCGTTGAAAGCACGACCCAATTGCACCAAATCAACATCAATCTGCTTTGCCAATGCATAACCAGCGTCTTCCGTGTAGAAAGAACGCAGGCTGGTCAGGGCTTGCACTTCAACGATGTCTTCGATCAGGCGGCTGTATTCGTAGTGCTTGTCAATAGAGACAGCCACTTCGGTTTCAGTTGCAACGATCAAAGTCACTGCGTTGGTGGCAGTCTTGGCGTTGGCGCTACCACGAGTGGGAGCAGGAATGTGAACGGTGTCACCCTTTTTGCCCTTGAAGTTCATGCGCTTGACGAGGTTCGCCATCACAAGATTCTTCTTATAGGCGGCAACAATCTCATCACTCCAAATCTCAGGAATGAAAGTTGCTGCGGTAGTGGTCGTTACACTGTTTGCTGGGTTAAAAGCTGTTGCCATGATTCAATCTCCAAAAAAAGTTACTTCACACGACCCTCTTGGTAAGCCTGCATGATCTCATCTGAGAGTGCCTCATACCTTCCAGGGTCAGTCATCTTCAGCCGAATAAGGTCGGCCCGTCGGTAAACTCGCTTTGTAGACTCTCCAGTACCACCACTGTCAACTCCAACAGCCTTTAGGTTCTGCTTCCTGAGTTGCTCTCCAGCATTCTCAGTCTGCTTTGCCTTCACGCCACGAAGCTGCTTATAGGTGGAAAGCAGTTCATTAGCCGCCTCAAAGTCATACTCAGCATCAGCTCTGGCAAACAAGGCTAGGCGCACTGAAGAGCCTTTAACCCAATCTGCAAAGCCTTGGTCTTTCACAATCTCGCCCATGTCTGGGTGAACTTGTGACAACCTTTGCTGAGTCTGCATCTTCCTGAACTCGGAGGCCGCTTGACGGGCCGCCAATACATCAGGATGCTTCTCAACAGTCTTCTGAACAGCCTTCTGAGGATTCTCAAAGAAATCTACTTCAGGCTCTTCCTCTTTAACCACTTGTTGCTTGCTTCCGAGGTTCTGTTTGATGAGTTCATCAGCAAGTTTGCGAACTTCGCCAACCTCTTGAGCCTGCTTACCAATCAACTTTTCAGCCTCT